TTAGTCACAGTTAGTCACAAATGGAACTTTTATCTTTTCTATTTCTGTCCGAAGTTCTTCCAGTGTCCTATGTCCATATACCGCGTTTGTAACATCTCCACCAAAGGAGTGGCCAAGCATTCGTTTTCGGTCATTCTCCCGGACGCCGTATTTTTCGCACAGGGCTGAAAAGGTGTGTCGACAATCATGCGGCGTGTGTTTCGGATTACCGACTATTCCTAAACGTTCCAGTGTAGGATAGAACAGTGCTTTTCTGTGATGTTGCTGAGTATATACACATAGTTTCCCATCTTGTGCCAGTACTTTCTGTTCGACAAAATGGTATACAGCAGGATGTATCGGAACAATTCTATTTTTACCAGCTTTTGTTTTGATTCCGCCTTGAAAGTATTTCTCTTCCAGGTTGGTTGTAAGTTTTAACACTTCGCCAATTCTCCAACCAGAATAACACATAATAAGAATGAGCTGCGCTTCCGGGTCGTCGGCATTATTCCATAAAGTTTGTAGCTCCTGATCAGAAAATGGTGTTCCGTGTTCGGTGTCATTATCAGCATTGACATGGACATATAACGCCTTATTTTCCGTTACAATTTCTGAGTAAACCGCATATTTGTACATCTGCTTGAATAGAGTCAGGATAGCCATCTGACTTTGCTTTTTCAGCTTACATCCATCAATAACCTTTTGCATATCAGGAGCCTTTAAATCTTCAAATATGCGATTGTGCAGAACAGTGCAGTTTGTATAAGCTGTTCGATACGCTTCCTTTGAACTGTATGACAGTTTTGTCCCCTCTGGGAACTTCCACGCATAAAACTGTTTATATACCTCTGAGAACGTCAATTTCTTGATTTCCGGGTGTTTTCCTTCGACACCCTTGATTGTATTGTAGTCAGCAATCAAGCGGCTTATAAGAGTATCTATGTCAGTTGTAGGGGACACCTCAAGAGTCCGTTCCATGCCGGGCTGATACGTGCCGGCTTTGTATGCTGTCAGGACAGTGAAACCTTTTATCCAGTCATCCACATAGCAGATTGCCGGCGGACGTTTTAGTTTACCAGTATCGTCCGGTGTAGCTGGTGGATGTACTGCGAAACAGTTTCTCCGGTTCTTGCCAAGATAACGGATGCTGCCGAAACTATTCGGCAATTTTGGATATTTCTTTCTTTTCTTCGCCATTTTTATTCCTCTTTTCTTTATAGCTGTTTTAGGTATAAAAATAACAGCCGAACAAATTTTCTGGGTTGTTCGACTGCTCCGAAGATGATACAATATGTTTTGCCAGCATACATTTCTTCGGAGATGTATAAACGCCGTCCCGGTACGCCAATGCCGGGGCGGTTTTTACTAGTTATGCGATTTCCAATTTACTCTCATTACAATTCCTACAATCCAATAAATTCCACCAGTGAAGATTCCTAAAATGAAAATCCAAAGCCAACTTAAATACCATGGCATTTTTCTTTTTATATATGGTGTGCTAGAGCTTGCACTTGCTGACGAAGATGTAGAATTGTTAATGATAATGTCTCTATCTCTTGAACTTTCTAACTGTTCAACTTGTTTTCCACATTTCGGACACACTACGCAGTCATCGTCAATAAGCTCTCCGCAGTGCTTACAATATTTTTTCTTTTCATTCATGATAAACACCCTCCTGATATGTTTTCGCCACACTTCGCACTTTTTATGCGGATTATGTATTTTGTACCGCTGATTTTGCAATATTATGTAAAGTACGGTTATTCGTGGTATTTTTATTTTATCATTTTAAGAGCATATTGTAAAGATTTAGAACGAAATAGAGTGATTTAGATGAAAAAGAAATGTTTTAAGTGCTTTGTACTTCTCTTGCTGATCTATAAGGTATTTAGTCTTGTACATACCCCACAAAAGATAATTTCCAATAATAATCAGAAAGATATGCAGATAGTTCATTCGTATATGGTATATCAGGAGCATTCTGTCCAGAAGTATCCACATACAAACAACGGCGGTGGAAAAGTTTGTGATCTCGCATTTTTCCTCTGCAAAAGCATAATTTTCTTTGAGATTGTAAAGTTTGCCTACGAAATAACAAAAGTCCATGTGTATATTTGGCAGTTGCCAAGAGTCGGAATAGGTGGTATAATAGCAAAAGCGAACTAATGTTCGGTTCTATTTCCCACAAGCCGGACATATACTGTAGTGTAAGTGGTAGCTGCGACAGGGAGGGTTATTTATGGATTATAAGAAAGAGATTATTGAGATGGTTGAAAAATGCACGAATAATCATTGGATAGAAGTGATTTATATATTTGTGAAAAGGCTAATCGGATAACATTAAAAAAGACAAGGGTTTGCGCATTGCCCTTGTCTTTCTTTTTACTTATTAGAAATCATGTCAATAAGTTTTTCTAAATTGTCCCATCCCTCATCATCCAATCTGGCTAATGCAGACACGAGACGGTGTCGGAAAGAATCTTCTCCAGATTTCATTACGTCTGCAAGCATGGCAGAAATTTGTTTGTCTTTAATTCCGGGTACAAACATATCTCCGTTTCCAGTTCTGAGCCATTCTTCGTTTACGTTAAATTCTCTGCAAACATCATCAATAGTCCGATCTGACGGAACTTTGCTTCCCATTTCAATTTGCGCTACAAAATTCCTACTTATCTTTAGTTTGTCTGCAAATTCTTGCTGAGTTACGTTTAATTCTTTTCGCAACTCTTTAAACCTGTCTTTCAATTTAATTCCTCCTTTCTGAAAATATAATATCATAAAATGTTTACAAAGTCAACAAAAAAGTATTGACAAATGTTGTCTAAGGGACTATACTGTGTTTACAAGGTAAACAAAGGAGGTGGAAAATATGAAACGCCATCCGATTATGGAATATGTGATTCCAGCAATTGTAGCAAGTGTGGCAACAGTTTTAATCCGTTTAGTGCTAGGGTGGTAAGAATCGAAACAATAATCGGAATAGCCACATCTTTCAATAGTAACTTTTTAAATTCATGTTTTCTTTCAGCAATATAAGATTTTCCCTGTTCGGAAATCGTAATAGAGAGAGTTTTTCCTTTTGCATATCTGACCTGACCGTCTTGATTGATTTTAGGAAAAGATTCTCTATTAACAGAAATCAATTTTTCTTCTTCAAGAAAATTTGAAATTTTGATTTCATTTTCCGATAGAGAAGAATATTCAATTTTTTCTTTGCTTGAAAGATATTTCAAGAAATTAAATTGTTCTTTATTGAGATACACAATATCACCTCCCGTCTACTGGGAGTATATCACAAGAAAGGAGTGAGTACATGTCTGAAAAAGAAAAAAGAATCGTTGAAAAGCTAAAAAACGCGATTCCTAAGATGTCAGAATTTGACAAGGGTTACATTCTCGGAAAGACGGAAAGTTTTTCTGAGAAAAAAGATGATTCTGACCAGAAAGAAAACGGGAAAGGAGTAGATTATGAATAAAATTTTCGTTCCACACGAACTTAAAACAATCGAGGTTGACACAGAAAAGAAAATCTTCCGCATCAACGGAGAGGATTTCGGACGTGAATGTACAGGTTTCATGATTTCCTGTACACCGGATGGTTTCCGTATTGATATGGAAGTGGACACGACCATACACTTTGCGACTTATTCTAATAAGGGAGCACAGAAAGAACAAGGAACGTATTAAGCGGAAACTCCTTTATGTGAGTCACGCAGAGCACTGTAAGTTCCCAGAAGATAAGAAGCATTATATTCTGGGGTATATGGACGGAGTTATTGATTGCAGTAATTCTGACCAGAAAGAAAGTAAGAAAGGAGTATGAAATGAGCGAAGTTGATACTTACATTAAAGAAAATGCAGAAGTCCATCAGTTCGCTGCAGAGGTCGCAAGAATCATATCAGCAATCCCACAGATGCCGGAGTTCTCATCAGAGAATATGACCGTAGCCGATGCGAGTCAATTGATCGGACTCCCTATTACAGCAATCCGGGCAGGAATTGTGTATGGATGGTTGCCGATTGGTGTGGCTGTGCAGAATAATAAGCCGGCAAAAAGTCTTTCCGGTGGACGAATTACTTACATTATAAGCCCCAGGAAAGTCTATGAAGTAACTGGACATGTCTGGAAAGGTAAGGCTGCTCTTAATAAGTGAGTGCCCCGGAGGGAGTCGACACCTCCGCCCCGGAGCTTTGCACCCACTAAAATGCCTTAGTGGATAGATACATTATAGTTCTCTATCTGCTAATTGTAAAGACAAATAAGAAAAAATAAGGAGAAATTAGCAAGATATGAGTGAAATTAGAAACGAAAATCAGCTAACATGGGCTGACATCGAAGTAGCACTTGCGACTGAAATTGTCGAAGAAAGCAAGAAAAAGTCAAAAAGATGGTTCACAGCATGGGTTGTGACGGCTGCCGCACTGGTGGCAAGCAACCTTGCGTGGATTGCAGGAGAAATGAAATAAAATGAAAGAATATATGTTGATCGCCGTATGCATGCTCGCCGGGAAATATGTGGATATACCTATCTGGCTAAACATCTTTTTCGGTATCTCGGCAGCATGGGCAGTACGCCAGATGAAAGCAGACTGGCAGTAGGAAATAAGGAGGATAAGAAAATGTTCGAGAAAGAGATTGATGAAATTTACGAACTCTGCAAAAGAGTTCATAATGAAGTTCCGACAGCAAGTGCCACATTCAACTATTCATTTTATGGCATGAGCGTATTTGGACTCAAAAGGCAGGAAGATATTTGCCTTCCCAAAGACAAATTTAAATGGGATTTGTACCAAAACGTATCTTTTAACCCATTTTACGAGAAAGAAAGTCGTGAAAGTCTCAGAATAATCAAAGCTTTCTTGTTGGAACTTCTGATAGATGGGAGGTGCCCGTTAGATGTTGAATCAAATGGAGTTGAAGCTCCTTCCGACAATGGAACTGATAACGACAGTAAATGAGCTTCTGTCAGAGCTGAATAAGCGAAAGCAGTACATTATCGACTGGGAGAACCCGGACATGTATCTGAATCATCTTGAATATCACAGTGCCAGCGGGTTGTTTCCGGGCGGCGGTATTAACCCTGCAAGGGGAGATGGTTCTGACAATGTTTACTGCTTTTTCAAGGCGGTGTGAACATGGATGAGAGAATTAATGAAATTCTGAGATTGATTGATATACAGCTTGCCACAGTCCCGGATAACCCCATTGAAGAATCATACAAGGCAAGAATGCTAGCAAACTATGTGCAGGCTCTAAATGGGCTTTTAACGGCTCAGAAATCGTATAAGGAGGAAACGAATGAGTGAATTTGAAATCCGTATTCCGGCAAGAAAGAAACAACTGGTAACCGGAAAAGACAATCAGGTTGTAAAGGTTTCATCAGACGCATACAACGCGCTGGTCGAAATCTATAACGAATCAACCTTATCAATGAAAGACATTGCAAGCTTGCTGATTATCGAGGGCAGTAAACATGTGGTTTATGACAAGGAGGAATAGCAATGGCAACACCCGTATTAATTATTGGAAAATCTGGTTCTGGCAAGAGTACCAGTCTTAGGAACTGCCAGAATGAACACTGGAATCTTATTAGAGTATTGAATAAACCGCTTCCGTTTAAAGGAAAGATTGACGGATGGTTTACAGATGATTACCAGCAGGTAATGAAGTGCCTGATCGCATCAAAAGCAGAGTCTATCGTAATTGATGATGCAGGGTATCTTATCACGAATCATTTTATGAAGGGACACGCTTCTGCTGGAAAAGGCAATGCAGTGTTCGCTCTGTACAATGATATTGGAGACTATTTCTGGAATCTTATCCAGTTCATTGTAACAAAAGTACCGCAGAATAAAATTGTTTACCTTATGATGCATGAAGAAAAAGACGATTCCGGGGAAGTAAAGCCTAAGACAATTGGTAAGCTTCTGGACGAAAAAGTTTGCATCGAGGGCATGTTTACTATCGTTCTTCGCTGCATTGAAGAGAGTGGAAAACACTTATTTGTCACTCAGTCCAGTCAGGGAGCGGTAAGTAAATCCCCGATTGGAATGTTTGACAGTTTGACTATTGATAACGACCTTGCAGAAGTTGACAAGGTTATCAGGGATTATTATGAATTAGGAGGAACAGATAATGCAGAAACCAAATAATTACGATACTACACAGGCAGCAGGAGAATTTGAACCAATTAAGCTCGGTGGCCATAAGATGGTAATTAAGCAGGTATCAGAGAAAGAATCCCAAGGCGGACTTGATATGCTCATTATCTTGTTTGATTTTGCAGAAGGAGACGAACAGGCGGGGTACTTTATGAAGCAGTTCGAAAACGATATCCGTCCAGACAAGAAATATCCGAATGCCGGTACTAACTATATGATTATTGACGAGAGTGTAGATTATGGTGTCCGTAACCTTAAAACATTTATCACATGTGTAGAAAAGTCAAATCCGGGATTTGCTGTTAAGTGGGGTGATAACTTCGGGCAGCAGTTTAAAGGCAAGTTGATCGGCGGCATCTTCCGTCTGGAGAAAGACTGGTACGACAACAAAGAAGTAAAACGTCACAAGCTTGCATGGTTCCGAAGTATTGAGGGAATTAAGGATGCAGATATCCCAGAAGAGCGTACCACAAAAGCCTATGACGATCATCTGAAAGAAGAAGCTATCATGGGAGCAAATCCGTCAGGTACGGACTTCATGAGTATTCCAGACAGCGTGGCAGATGATGTCCTTCCGTTCAATTAAAAGGATGTGTTTTTAATGGTTATACAAGCGGACACAAGAGAACACAAAAAGGAATGGGAACGGATTCAAAAACAGTTTGATGACATTGGAGTACAGTATTTCAGATCAAAGTTATATTGTGGAGATTATCAGTCGCTTGACAACGCAAAGCTCTGTATTGACCGTAAGAAGGATTTACAAGAGCTTTGTGGAAATGTCTGTCAACAACATGAAAGATTCAAGGCAGAACTTATCAGGGCACGTGAAGCCGGTATTCAGCTGATTATCCTATGTGAGCATGGACCAGATATTAAATCAGTTGGCGATGTGTATTTTTGGGAGAACCCAAGGAAACACAAAGTTATCTGGAGGACGATAAACGGCAAAAAAGTAAAGACTGTAATCTCTGACAAGGCTGTTGATGGCTGCCAGTTGTATAAATCTCTCTGCACAATCAGAGATAGATACGGAGTCCGATTTGAATTCTGCACGAAAGAAGAAACTGGGCGGCGGATCGTGGAGCTGCTGTCATGACTAAGGGAGAAATCAAACAGTCAGTAAAAATGCCAGAAATTCTCTCCAGGTACGGGCTAAGGCCGAATAGAGCAGGATTTATATGTTGCCCTTTTCACAAGGAAAAGTCAGCGTCCTGCAAAATCTACGATGATTCCTTTTACTGTTTCGGCTGTGGAACTGGCGGTGATGTGTTTGATTTTGTGATGCAATACGAATCCGTCCCTTTTAGTACGGCGTTTATTGAGCTGGGTGGCACTTATATATCAAAAAAAGGTAAAAGCCGCAACCAGATCAGACATGAAATGCGAGATATTAAATCAAAAAAACACAACCCTGTTCAGGATCCTAATGAGATTGAGCAGGTAGAAAAGAACATGCTTATGTACGAAACAGCACTAAAAACGTTCCCTCCTGATTCAGAAGAGTGGTATATGTGCCAGTTTAATCTTGAGAAAGAAAAAAGCAGATACGAAATGTTATCAGCTAAGTCAGGAGGTGAGAAAAATTCTTGAAAATATTGAAAACTTACAGGCACAAGACTTTATGGAAAAGCAGTTGTATGAAGAGCTTTTTTCAGTAAAAAGTAAAATTGACCGCTCAGAAATCAAGTTTAAGCTGATGGACCGGGCAAAAAGTGTGAAAGCGAAGCATATAGCAGAAGAGTTCATAAAGGAATTCCAGAAAGCAGAACAGGAAAAGGAAAAAGAAGAAAAAGTAAATCGTTCTATGCAGTTAGTTGAAAACATCACAAACTTTTATCCTGATTCTGTTGATAAGGAATATCCTAACATGGCTTGTGGTAGCTGGATAGCTACAGAGAACGGAATATTTTCCTCTGAAACATCTAAGGCAAGAGAACTTGTATGTCACCACCCGATCATGCCGATACGTCGTCTAAAAAACATCGAGACAGGAGAGGAACAGATCACGGTGGCTTTTAAAAGGGATGGATATTGGACAGAAATAACTGTTCCAAAAATTGACATTGTGACTTCCAGGGCAATAACTAATCTTGCAAGGTTCGGGGTGCAGGTCAACTCAGAGAATGCAAGGCTTCTCGTAAAGTATCTGGCGGATGTTGAAATGTACAATGCCGATATGATCGACATACAGCACTCTACAAGCAAACTGGGGTGGCATGGTAATACATTTGTCCCTTACGACCTTTCAATCGTTTTTGACGGTGAATACCGCTTTAAAACGCTATTCCAAAGTATACAGGAAAGTGGAGACTACTTCAAGTGGGTGACTCTGGCTAAGCAGCTACGATCATGCGGACGATTGGAACCGCGAATAGCACTGGCAGCATCTTTTGCGAGTGTTCTTATACAGCCGCTTGATGCGCTACCGTTCATCGTAGATTTCTATGGGCAGACAGGAGGCGGAAAGACGGTAACAATCAATATAGCGGCATCGGTTTGGGGGAATCCGGCACCGGGAGCCTACGTTGGGAATTTTCGTTCAACAGATACATCATTGGAGACAAGGGCAGATATGCTCAATAACTTTCCGATGATTCTGGACGACTCGAAGAATGCTTCTCAGTATATCCGGGATAACTACGAAACATTGATTTACAATCTCTGTTCTGGCAAAGGAAAAGCACGTTCAAATAAGGACCTCGGAGCAGCTAAGGAAAATACATGGAGTAATGTGACTATTTGCAACGGTGAGAACCCTATTTCGGAATTTGCAGATTCCGGCGGAGCTATCAACAGAATTATTGAAATTGAATGTTGTGAGGATATTTACGAGAATCCAGCAGAGATTAACGGCATTGTCGTGAAGAACTACGGCTTTGCTGGAAGAGTGTTCGTTGGAAATCTCAAACAGTTCACATCGGATGATCTGAAAGAAATGAAAGCCGAAATTGAGAAAGGTTTTGACGGATATGACTTTCCAGCAAAGCAGGTAATGGCAATATCTACACTTCTGCTGGCTGACAAATTAGCTACAGATTTCATATTTAAGGATGGACGTGAGCTGACGGTCGAGGACGTTGTAGACATACCTACACGCAAGAAAGATGTATCAGAAGGTCAGAGATGCTATGAATTCATTCTTGAAAGTCTCTCAGTGTACGGACAGCACTTTGATGCGCAATTTAGCTGTGATCAGTGGGGATTCAAGGAAACGCCAGATGAATATGGAGATGTATATGTATATTTTTATCCGAAACCTCTTGAAAACCTTTTGAAGAACAATGGATTCTCCAGAAAAGCCTTTTCGGCCTGGGCGATTAATCGAGAGTTAATCAAGCACGCAGGAAAAAGAGATACGGTACTAAAAAGAGACGGTGGAAGTGTAATGAGGCTTATTGCGGTAAAGATTGTTGATATAAAAAGTCTTGAAAACGAGCAAGAAAATGAGGTTATTGAAACTGGTTTTCTGCCAGCTGATGCCGAAACAAATGTTCCGTTTTCGTAATTTGTAACCATGTAACCGTTGTAACACGAAAAAAAACATCCTATAGGAGAAAGTTTGAGAGTGTATAAAAAACATATACTCTAGTGATTCTCCTATATAAAAACCTTGGTTACATTGGTTACACGGTTACACACCTCTGAAGCCCACATAAAATAAGGGTTTGTGGCGTAACCAGTGGATTAAAAAAGCCGGTTACACACGGGTTACAAAATTAAAAAGTATATGCAATTAGATTTATTATAACAAAATTAACTGAATATTGCAAAAATATTCAGTTAACATAATTATTACAAGGAGTAGTTACAAAATGAAAAAAGACGATCTCAATAAAAAGCAAAGATATGCATTAGATACAATGCTGTCTGGCAGTAATGTTTTTCTGACAGGTGACGCAGGAACAGGCAAGACAACGGTTATCCAAACGTTCATCGATGAGGCGGAAAAAGCTGGTAAAAATATTCTGGTATCCGCCACTACTGGAATTGCAGCGGATAATATCGGATATGGGGCAACTACCGTACACCGAGCATTGAATATTTCAATTAAATTTGAGGACTATAAGAAAAAGGTGAAATCCAGAGCTGAACTTCTGAAAGAAGCAGATGTTCTTATCATTGATGAAATCAGCATGTGCCGGTTCGATTTGTTCAATATGATTGCAAAGACGATCATCACGGAGAATGAAGAGAGAGCAGTTGACAGACTTCTGATCGGAGAGGACAAAGAAGACATTCAGTTAATCGTGATAGGTGATTTCTACCAGCTTCCGCCAGTTATTACGACAGACGATCGAAAAATTCTCTGTCGGATGTATGGATCTGATTATGGAAAGGGTGGAAAGTATGAACATGGATATGCTTTCATGTCTGAATACTGGAAAGAAATGGGATTTGAATATATCAAACTTGATGAGGTATGCAGGCAGAATGATGAGGGATTTAAGTATGTGCTGAATGATATTAAATATGGCAACAATATTAGAAAATCCATTGCATATCTGGAGAACAACGAATCAGACAAAGTTATACCGGAAGCGCCGTTCTTGGTTGGCACTAATGCAGAAGCTGACAGAATTAACAATACTTTCCTTGGCAAGTTGGATAAAAAGACCGAAAAAGTGTTTCATGCAGCAGTTGACGGCGAGCTAACATCTGCCGATATTAAGAACATTGCATTTGCCAGAGAGGACTTAATTCTTAACATCGGTGCAAAAGTGATGATTACAGTCAATGATTTGTCTGGAAACTACGTTAATGGAACGATTGGCATCATTCAGAAAATTGTGGAAAACGGAGAATTTGAAGAATCTTATCTGGTTATCAAAACTGATAAGGGCAAAACAGTTAGCTTATATAGATACAATAAAGACATTGAGAAACAGGTTATTGAGGAATCCGAACAAGAAAAGGATGGTCGGAAGATCGTGAAAGAGAAGATTGTCCGTAAGAAAGTAGGCTCTTTCTCTCAGTTCCCGGTAAAACTTGCCTGGGCAATCAGCATTCATAAATCACAGGGACAGACATTTGAAAAAATCAACATTGACCCTTGCTGTTGGGATCCTGGACAGTTCTATGTGGCTGTTTCCCGGGCTAAATCAGCTAACGGCATACATTTTATCAGACCGATAAAACAGAGCTATATAAAGGCGTTTAGCAAGGATAACGAGCGACTTCTTGAACAGAGTTTTGAGGTAGAAGAAGGTGCGTAAGTATGAGAGTGACGCATGAGCAGATACCGAACACCATAAAGTTTTTACAGATTGACTTTCCGGCACTGGTCCTCCAGACTGCCGGAATTGAGGCAAAAGATGAATACTGGCAGCAGGTAGTTGAACAGATCCATGTTGTATCTGAAAAATATAACAAAAATGGATTTGTAGATCACATGCTTGTTGCTTATTCGAATTATCTTTCCAAGATGTTTAATAAGGCAAAAGAATTGGAAAAGGAGAATCAAAATGCCGTACAACACAAAGAATAGATGCGAACAGGGACAGGCTCTCAGGAAAGAAATTTATATGTATATCGTCAGTTATATTAAACTGGTTGGATATGCACCGTCGATTACAGAGATTTCTGAAAGGGTGGATGCCGGGAGAGCTACGGTCTGGAAGCATATCAATAATCTGGTTGATGATGGTTTGCTCAAGACGAACCACCCCAGTACCGACAGGGCATATACTCCAGTTGGGTACGGAATAAGAAAGATAAACAAGGAGATAAAATGAAACTTTATGACATTGTTGCAGCAGACGGTGAATTTGTAGAGTCCTTGACACAAAGAGAAATCATGAATAAATTCGGACTTACAAAATGCAGATTCCGTACATTCTTGGATAACAGCTATCTGATTGACGGCAAATATTGGATAGATGACTCCGCTGAAGATATGCAGGTGACTAGAAACGGATGCCGGAAGATGTTAAAACAGTTTGATGCTTTAACAGAAAACATAAGGAGGTTTGTTGGATGGGAAGCCTAAAAATCAAGCAGAAAAAGAAAGCATTCATTCCATATACAAATAAACAATCTCATATGTTCGCACAGTCTATCCAGAACTGCCAGAAAGAGTTAAAAGAGATGGAGTTAAAAGCCTTTGATGATGGGTTCGAGGATGGAAAGAACTGGTCTGACGTGCTGAATTTTGTGATTTTGTTCTATGTAATGCACGAATTACATGGATGGGAATGGAAACGTTACATGAAGTCCGTAAAAAGAATTAATAACTACATCAATGATATCAATTCTGGAAAAACATCATTGTCTGAAATGGTTGATGATTTGGAAAAGAAGCATCACATTCAGATTTGTGATGATTATAAGGAGCTGATTGAGAGATATGGAGCGTAAAGCTGCACCGATGATTTATATACAGAATAACGGACAGGTAGCATTTGGGTAAATGAAAGTAGGACGAGAAATGAATATTAAGTTAAAAGAAATCAGCAGAGACGATTTAAAGGTAGGAGATACCGTCGGAATTGCCAGAACGGTGAATTGCGGGTGGTTATCGACGTTCCGACATAGAAAAATTATTCCGGTTAAGATTACAAGAATCACTCCAAAAAGAACCAAGATCGAAACAGATATATATGAAGAACATGGAAAAGGCGAAAAGTTTTACGAATACGATGAAAATGCCAGAAAAGAAAATGAACTTCTGGCTGAAGCTATTGGAAAAGTACTTATGAACAAAATGGTCTTTCAGATGCCAGAGGATAGCGAGGTGGAAGCATGATTACATTCTTATTAGGATTCACCCTTGGAACTATATTTGGAGTGGTTAGTCTTGTATGTGTGGCGATCATGTACGACAAACACCATCCAGACGAATAGAAAGGAGAACGGTATGCTGACAAGGAATAAAAAGCTGAAAGACTACGGTATTCCGGCAGAGGACATTGAAAAATTAAACACGATGCTGAAAGACTTCCCGGCAGAGTACGGATACCTGCTTACCAGCGCCGCCTTGTCAGCTTGCCCTAAGAACACGGTGATAGCGGATATGGTTGTTGAGAATATCTTGCACCGGAAAAGTTACAGGAAAATCAGCAAAGAAAGATATATCCCGATGAATCCAAAAGACTTCTACGGATACAGACGCAAGACCGTCGCTGTACTGTATGAGAGAATGCGGTTGTTGGGAGTATGGGAGGATGAAAACAATGAGTAAATATTTTTCATTAGTTTTAGGCATTGCAGACGCTGTATGCATTGTTGTGAATATAATCAATCAGAAATGGGATATTCTGGTGCTTAATATTATAGCATGTGTGTTATGCCTCGGTAATTTCATGGCGAGTGATTAAAAGGAGAAATGAAAAATGCGCTTAATAGATGCAGACGAATTAATTAAATACATCAAAATTTGGGAAATTGGGATGAGTATTAGTTCTGACCAGAAAGAATTTATTAATTGTGTCCCGGGGTACAATACTTTAAGTCTGATGCTGAGAGGAAGTGAAGCGTATGAGTAAATCAGTATTAGTGATAGACGCACCAGAAAATTGCTATGATTGCCCGTTCGGAACTTCATACTGCGGTGAACTTGAATATGTGGGTTATTGTGAATTAGCTGATTGTTTAGATTATGATGTAATTCTGATGACAGAAGAACATTATGATTACGAAAGCAAATCAAGACCTAAATGGTGTCCATTGAAGCCATTGCCGGAGAAAAAAGAGTATATCGTTCCGAATGACAATGTAGAATCACAAAAAGATATTATTGCGGTTGGTTGGAATGCCTGCTTGAGAGAAATTACAGAAACAAGCGATGAAAACAAGCGATAAAAAGTAAGCGATAAGAGGTGGAGAAATGATTATTTTAACTGGAAAAATCGTGTTTGTAAAGACACAGGAAGAATATTTGAGTGTTCTGAAAATGGCAAAGCTTCAGGGATTCACATGGGCGAGAGAAAACCATTTAAACCCTATCGTAATTCCGTTTCCAAACATATTGAATTTTTACGACAGTAAGATTGTTACTTACAACTATGTTGAAAAGACAGTGTATGAAGCATCCGAAATCGTCGAAGATGAAGAAAAAATCAAGGATGCAGTAAAACTTGTCAGAACGTTCGCTAAATACCCAGACAGAACAGCATTGACGGATGCATTCATTGAATCATTGAAGCTGCTCACAGACGCTATAGAGAGTCAGATGGAAGAGGTGAAGTAGATGGAGAGATTAACAGAAAGAGAAAGAAATGTTGATGGTACAGGAGTTGCAAAAGAAGAAATTACGGATGGATTATTAAAACCGTTTGCGGATAAAATTCTTACGAAACTTGCTGTTTATGAAGACTTAGAAGAACAGGGATTGCTTGTGAGATTGCCGTGTAAGGTTGGAACAGAAGTATATTACATCTTAGGTATTCCAAATAAGACACCATGTACAATCGACAAGTGCGTATTTAAGTTGTCGGATATAGATAAAATCGGTGAATCATTATTTCTCACCCGTGAAGAAGCTGAGAAGAAGTTGGAGGAGATGAAGAATGACAAGGCCTGAGATTACGGCAGAATTATCAACCATGATTGAAAAGAAAATCAATCCGAACAACGATCCTCGTATCTACTGGGCAAAAGAGGTGACGTTTGATTATTCTACAAACCATGCAGTTAGAGTGGACTATATGAAATTTGTTCCAGTGAACAATAGTGTTTCCGGGATAGAAAAAGGTGATTGCTATTGCTATGAAATCAAGTCATCTATTGAAGATTTCAAATCTGGCCATGGATTGAATTTCATTGGAGATTACAATTATTTGGTTATGCCAGGGGAATTAGCTGCAACAGTATTTTTGAAAATCCCGTATCATGTAGGAATATATGTCCCAGAAGGAAACGAACTTATATGTGCCAAGAAAGCCAAACGAGCCAACAGAGCGAGGCCTGTATCTGAAATACTTCTGATGATGTTTCGGTCTGCAAACAGAGATTACAGGAAAACGGTAAAGAAACTGGAGGAGATGAAGAAATGAATAACAAACCTACACCAGACATAACGCCAAACCTTGCTATATCAGCATACCACGTACTACAGCAATATTGTACTGGACAGCCAGCGGATTGCAAAGGCTGCGGATTCTACGAACACTGTCCAGAATGTTTTCGAGGCATGCCATGTGACTGGAACTTAAATGAAGAAGGTGAAATAAATGAAGTTAAGAAAGGCAACACTGATTGATTACGGAGTGCCGCCGGACGATATACCGACATTACAAAGCCACTTGCGGAATCTTAGCGAAAGCGATAAATATAATCTGTTACAGGTATCTATTAAATATGCACCCGGCATCGAATCACAAATCTATGACAGCATCGTGAACAGTATTGGTTATCGGACAATGGAGAAGATCAGGACAGTTCCTGCAACAGAGAATGACTTTTACGGATACAAACGCAAGGTCATGGCGGAATATTATCATCTGGCCAAACTGATTGGCAGGCTTTAAAAAAAAACTTAAAAATTTATAAAAGTGGTAGAGAGCTAAATCTCCCCAGTGTGGTATTATATTTGTATATAACTGCTATACTGGGGACTTTTTTGAATTCAGAAAGGATATGATTGGATGTTGATAGGATGGCAAATGAGAAAAATTTAATACCAAATTCTGAACGAACTCCGAGCGAACTCCGAGAAATAACAAAAAAAGGCGGTATTAAGTCGGGAGAAGTGCGCCGTCAAAAAAAGACCCTTTCTGAATTAGCAAAAATGATAGCTGAGAATCCTGCCCCGACCACTGCGAAAAAGAAGCTCACAAAGATGGGAATATCTGATGAGGATGCAAATAACAATGCCTGCATTGTAGCTGCCGTATACGATAAAGCTATTAAAGGAAATATGCAGGCAGTAGACAAATGGGAACAGTTGGTAGCTGTATCAAAATCAGACGAAAGCAAATACGAACTTCCTGCCAGAGTGCTCGGCAAGGCATTCGTGGATATTAACCGACAGATTAAGCCTAATATCGAATATGTATTCGAGGGCGGTCGAGGTGGTCTGAAATCCTCTTTCGTAGCTTTTAAGATTGTTGAGCTTATTAAGAATAATCCACAGATGCACGCCTGCATTACAAGACAGGTGGCAGGCACTCTGAAAGATTCCGTATACGCCAATATGAAATGGGCTATCAATGAACTTGGACTGATGGAAGAATTTGAATGCAAGGTGTCGCCACTTGAGATCAAGTATATTAAGACTGGACAGACAATATACTTCCGTGGTCTGGATGATGAAACCAAACTGAAATCCATTAAGCCGGAGTTTGGCTACATTGGAATCCTCTGGAAAGAAGAAAAAGATCAAATGAAGGGAGATGCTCAGGAACGCTCTGTTAATCAGTCAGTGCTTCGTGGTGGTGATGAATCCTATGATTTTTCATCATACAACCCACCAAAATCAAAATCAAACTGGGTAAATAGGATTAAGCTCACACCTAACCCAAAAAGAGTTATTCATCATTCAAGTTATCTGGAAGCCCCGGCAGAGTGGCTAGGTCAGAAATTCCTTAATGATGCAGAGCACTTAAAGGAAGTCAATCCAGAAGCATATGAGCATGAATACCTGGGTGTCCCAAATGGTGACGGCGGAAACGTATTTGAATATCTCGAAATCAGAGATATTACAGACGAAGAGATCAGCCACATGGACCGCATTTTCGCTGGTGTAGATTATGGATGGTACCCGGATGCCTTCTGCTATCTCCGAACTTATTATGATTCTGCCAGAGAGAAGATATATCTGATTGACGAGCTGTATGTAAATAAATGGAGCAACTCTAAGACTGCTGATTGGATCAAGAAAAAAGGCTATGACGATTACACAATGATATGTGATTCTGCGGAACCTAAGTCTGTGAATGACTTCCGGGATGCCGGACTTCCTGCAAGAGGAGCAATCAAAGGACCGGGAAGTATCGAGTATGGTTTCAAATTCTTACAGACAAAGACTATAGTTATTGACCCGAAGCGGACACCGAACGCATATAAGGAAATCACGGAATATGAGTACGATCGGGACAAAGAGGGAAATGTAATAAGTGGTTATCCTGACGGAGATGATCATGCAATCTCGGCACTTAGATATGCTTATGAGCCGTTGTTTAACAGGAGAGGTTACAGTGCATAATGGGACTTATAACAACACTAAAAAGGTGGTTTAATATGATATTCAAAAAACAAGCCGAAGAGGACTTCAACATTCAGGCAGCAGAATTCCCAGAGATGGAATCACTGATTAACCGGTGTGCGAACATCTACAGAGGTGTGCCGGAATGGTTAGATGATAAGAATAATGTCAAGACGATTAATTTTGCTAAATCCGTCTGCTCAGAAACAGCTCGGCTCGCAACACTGGCGATCGGTATTCAGATTGATGGTTCCGCAAGGGCTACGTGGCTACAGGAGCAGATTGACAAGGTATATTTCCAAATCCGACACTGGGTAGAATATGGCTGCGCTTACGGAACGGTATTCATCAAGCCGAATGGGGAGAGCCTTGACGTATTCACTCCGGCAGATGTGATGATTGTAGATTATGACAATCAGGAGATTAAAGGGATTATATTCAAAGATTCTTATACTGTTGGACGGAAATATTATACACGGCTTGAATATCATCGTTTTGTTGAGACTACAATAGATGGAGCGACGACCTATCCGTACTACGTTTCCAACAGAGCTTATGTTTCAAAATCCCCCCAGAGCATCGGCGATAAAATCGACCTCAAACAGACCAAGTGGGCTGACCTTATGGCAGATACACCACCAATTCTCAAGGCAAACGGTGAGAAATTGGACGGACCGCTATATGGAGTATTGCGGACACCGCAAGCGAATAACGTGGATATTAATGCACCATTGGGCTTGCCAATATTTGCCGAAGCTATCGAAGAACTAAAAGACCTCGACATTGCATACAGCAGAAATGCCGGAGAGATTTTTGATTCGCAGAAGATTGTTCTGGCAGATGATAGACTGCTGATGCCAAGCGGCGCACCTGTAGCAGCTATGTCGCCACAGGGCATGGAGAGCAGACGGAACGAGATGAGGTTACCGCACTTTGTCAAGAATGTATTCGGACAGGATGAGAAAGAATTCTATCAAGAAATCAATCCAGTTCTCAACACAGATACCCGTATAAGCGGCATAAACGCCATTTTAAGCCAGTTGGGATATAAGATTGGATTCTCCAACGGATACTTTGTTTTTAACGAATCTAGCGGTATTCAGACGGCTACGGGAGTAGAAGCAGAACAGCAGAGGACAGTGCAGTTCATCAAAGATGTAAGGGACAAACTGGAATCCTGTCTGGATGAAGTTATTTACGCATTGAACGTCTACGCTGACCTGTACGGGCTTGCACCAGTCGGAGCTTATGAAGTCAATTATGATTTTGGAGACATCCTGTATGTGCGAGAAAACGACCGTGCAAGATGGTGGCAGTATGTGACCACTGGCAAGGTACCGGCATGGTTGTATTTCGTGAAGTTTGAAGGAATGACGAAAGATGAGGCGGTATCAATGACAAAAGAAGCAGAAAATACACAATCAAAAGGATTATTTGATGATGAATAAAAAAAGAGGGATTTATTTTCCCTCTGAATTAGATTTTAAATAATCAGATATTAATTTTTCGAGAATAGATGCTACGGAACACTTTTCTTTAATTGCAAGAATTTTAATTTGTTCCAATAAATTTTCGTCTATAGTAGTCGTAAATTTAATTTTACTCATTATGACACCTCCTTTAATATGAATATACCATAAATACGTATAGACGTAAAGAATAAAATATGCTACAATATACGTAAATAAGTATATACGTATAAAAGGAGAACATAATATGAAAAATCAGATAAGATTGCATCTTGAGGGCGAAAGGTATGGAAAGCTTGTAGTTGTGGAAGAAGCCGAACCAATTTATAGCAAAACAGGAAAAATGATTCGGAGATGGAAGTGTAAATGTGATTGTGGAAATATCACAATCGTTAGACATGGAGATTTAAGAAATGGAAGTACTGTAAGCTGTGGCTGTTATAACTACGAAAAAGAATCGGCGGTGAAAACCCACGGATATTCTCGTACAAAACTTGGAAATGTTTTTGAGGGAATGAAGCAGAGATGTAATAATCCCAAAAATAAGAACTATGAAAAGTATGGAGGAAGAGGAATAAAAATCTGTACGGAATGGTTAAATGATCCGAAAAAGTTTTTTGACTGGGCTATAAAAAATGGATATAAAGAGGGTTTGTCTATCGACAGGATAGACGTAAATGGAAACTACGAACCAGATAACTGCCGTTGGGCTGACAACGAAACCCAATGTCTAAACCAGAGACTAAGAAAAGACAATAAGACAGGGTATAAGGGCATTTATTATAGTGAGGGAGTGTATAGAGTGCAAATTAGAAGAAACAAGAAGAGATATTACTTTGGATCATATAAAACATTACCCGAAGCAGTAAAAGTGTTAGAAGATGCGAAAGCAATGGTCAAAGAAGCTCAGCCAGACGAGCCGAAATTATTTGGAGAGGAGTAAAAAGATGGCAGATAAACCAGTAACAAGGGAAGAAAAATATCTTGCGTACTTGACAGGTGATTACACAGGCGAACTCCCGAAGCCAATCACGAGAAAAGAGAAGTATTTATACGAATTATGCTTAAAAGGAATAGGCGGTGAAATCTCGCCGGAAGAAATCAAGAATGCAGTAAATGAGTACCTTGAAAAGAATCCGGTCAAGCCCGGAGCCACGACAGAACAGGCACAGCAGATTGAGCAGAATAAAAAGGATGTTGATTCGCTAAAGGAAGATATAACTTATGTAACAGAAACAATATATGGTGACAATTTTTTAAAGACGCTTGAGACTGTCAAAACCGAATTGTATTATGAAAAGTATGCTTGGTTCATCCCACTTAATTTATATAGCCAAGGTGACACAATGTTGTTTTATTTCCCGACACTATCAGATGGCTCGTATCAAACATATTTATGTGACGAAAGCAAGGTTGCTGTACAGAATATTACTGTTTCAGTCAAAGATCATTATAGTACAGTTGAATATCCTAAGTTTGGAAAAAATATGCATATCTCCGTATGTATGCGGAAAAAACGACGGATGTATGTTATATAAAAAAAATGAGTTTAACAATATTAAGTGTTATTGATGGGTTTACACAAAAAAATATACATTCATTGCTCGTTGACAATACCGGGAATACAGACGTGTCTAGGGATGTGCAAATGCTTATAAATAAATTGGAAGCGGACGATGTTGAGATTTATTTCCCAAAAGGAAAGTATCTCTTTTCTAATCCTATCAATCATAAAAAAGGAAATGTGACTTTTAGATGTGCAGATGGTGTAGAAATGATTATTAATTCCAGTCCGGTTTATACAACATTTAACATATCTGGGGCGGATATTCCACCTTATTCTTTAGGTACATTTAAAATAATCGGCGGCCATTGGACAACTACAAGACCTTTTGATGTTTCTGGAGACAGTATAAGCACAGGTTTTCAATTAACAAAAATGGGTGGCGTGACTATTATAAATGCCACTTTCGAAGAATTAATGCAGAGTAATCACCTATTTGATATATCAGGAACAAAAAATATATTGATACAAGGATGCACATTCAGAGGTACATTTTTTAATCCATCACAAAAACCGAATAAGTACGGAAATTTTGAAATGATACAAATTGACCTAGCAAGCGGAATTAATCTATCTATTTGTACCGAAAACGGACATAACGAGTGTACAAAAAATGTTGTTATAAAAGATTGCGTGTTTGAGCCAAGTGGCAAAGATAATTGTTACTTATACAGACCAGTAGGAATGCATTTTGGTGGAACTTTGATTAATAATGTGGTTGACTGGTACGATAATATAAAAATCGAAAACAACATTTTCCACAATGTTTTAGGACGGGCGATAGAAGTTTCTTGTGTAAGAAATGTATCAGTCAAGGGGAATATTTTCAAACAGGAGACGGAAATAATTGATGGAATAATAAAATGTGGAAGTGTAAGATGGGGTAATACTGCTACCTGGGCAACGTTTAGCGGTATTTCTGATAAACAACGATATAATTGTATGAATATCAGTATTCTCGACAATATGCTTAGTTGCAGTGTAGATTCTGATGAAATGTTTATAGATGCGTTTCCAGTATTAGATACATCTAGTATGTATGTTAATTCGTCTGGTAGCCATTTAACAAAAATGGCAAAGAATGTAACTATCAAAGGCAATACTGGTGATTTGAATATAAGAGCCAATAATATCCATATGTTGAACATCAATAATAATGATGTTCCAAATGTGTATGTTGACAACAACAGTTAATTAACTAAAGAGGGCTTTAGTTAACCAGTAAAAAAAACAAAACATGTACCACAACATTTATCGAAAGAGGTGATATACTATACTTAGTCCAGAATATTTACGCCGAATAACAGAGGGCAGTGAACAAATTGCCGAAGAGCTGCATCAGTATATCATCTCTGAGATTGTGTCTCGAATGATGGCAAGAATCGGCAGGGGCGAGGACTACATTCTGACCAATGCTGATGCGTGGAGAATCAGAACATTACAAGAATCTGGTGAACTGCTAGAGGACATTCTGGCAGAATTATCCAGATATACCAAACGCGAACAACGGGAGCTTCTTGAAGCATTTGAAGATGCCGGAATCACTGCGATGAACTACGATGACAAGGTATACAAGGCGGCGGGATTAAGCCCTGTGCCGCTCGAACAGTCACCGGCTATGATAAGGCTCATGGAGCGAAATATGCTTGCGACTATGGGCGAGTGGAAGAACTTCACGCGTACAACCGCAAGTGCCGCTCAAAGACTCTATATCGAGCAATGCGACCTTGCGTATAACCATGTGATGACTGGGGCGGTTGGGTATACGCAAGCCATCAAAGAGGCGGTTAATAACGTTGTGAGTGATGGCGTTACTGTCACATACCCATCCGGCAGAAAAGACACGATTGAAACCGCAGTTGCACGTTCGTTATGCTGTTCAGAACGGTGATATAACCATTACCGATAAAGATGGCAAGATTCTCCCATGGGTGCCTTCGAAGGAGTGGAAAAGGCAGATTAACAATGCTCTGGAAGATACTATCACATTCTCGGACGAATCATTCTTTTGGGAGGGTGAATGGACTGGTGGAGCAGTAACTGATGGTGATTATCGAAACGGATTCTACCAGTACATGAACGAGAACAAGGATAACGTGTTTAAGGTTACCAGTGTAGGCGGTCCGTACACACTGATTCCACACTTTGAGATTTTGGGTAAGTGATATGAGTAAAATTCATCATTTCAAAGGATTCTCCATAGTCGATGGAGATATGAAAATCAAACTGAATATGGACAGGTTCTCAAGGCAGTATCAAGAAGCCCAGTATCTCCTTGATGGAATGGTTATGGACAGTATGGTGCCGTTTATGCCGATGATTACAGGGGACTTTATCAACCGAACAAGAGTTGAGAGTACATCCTTACAAGGAACTGGGAAAGTATGCGCGGCGGCGGCTCCTTATGGACGTTTTCTGTACGAGGGGAAAGGAATGGTTGATGAAGCAACTGGAAGTCCCTACGCAAGACGTGGAGCAAAGAAAGTTCTCGTTAGTCAGTTTTCTGGTCGGACAGCCGCAAAGGAAAATCTTGAATACACCAAACAGGCTCACCCACGGGCACAGGCAAAGTGGTTTGATGCCGCTAAACGGCAATATGGTGACACATGGGTTCGCAAAGTAAAAGCACAGGCAGGAGGTGGCAGGCATAGCAGATAAACCTATCGGAAAAGACGCAACCGGATACGAAATTCTGACAGATGCCATGAAAGCACTTCTGAACCAGTATCCGGGACTGTATGAAAATGAAACAATCAAGTTTGAAGAACTTGGCAAGGAATCAGGAATTGCGTTCTCGGCAGATAATGGAGCTTTGATTTATTCAGAAAAAGAAGATGTTTGTGGCGTAATGCACCAGGTATGCCAGTACCCATTTTACGCGGTATATCGCACAGCATCCGACAAGGAAAGGCAGAAGCTATCCGTTCAGAAGTTCCTAGATAATCTCGGTAAATGGATATGCCGAGAACCAGTTATCATAAATGGCTCTGAGACACGTTTAAATGCGTTTCCTGAGCTTTCTCAGGGGCGAGTGATAAAACGTATCACCCGTGATAATTCCTATGCTTTAGAACCACAGGAGAGTGGTGTACAGGATTGGTTATTACCATTAACGGTACGCTACGAAAATACTTATGAAGTAATATAACAAGTAACAACCAGCTATCAATCGGAGATAGTCGCTAACCTACACAGCCTTTTAAAAGTTATAGGCAGAAAGGACATTTCTATGGCAGTTACAGGCAAAATTGACCGTAAATATATGGCTCATTATATCGATGCAGGTTCTCTCTGTGGAGGACTGACACCGAAGTATGAACGTCTTGGAAAAGATCTGGAAGAGTACAATGTTGAACTCAATCCAGACACCGAAACCTCTAAAAACATTCTTGGAGAATCCACATTCAAACATAACGGCTACGAAGTTTCTTCTGACGCTGATCCATTCTATGCAGACACTACTTCTGATCTGTTTACAGCATTACAGAAGATTGTAGATGGACGTCTCAAAGACGATAACCTCAAAACAAAAGCAGTTGAGGTTCACCTTTGGACAGAAGCCACAGCAGGCAAGTATGAAGCATATCAGCAGGACTGCTACGTTGTGCCGACCTCCTACGGCGGTGATACATCTGGCTATCAGATTCCGTTTACCGTCAATTATACCGGCGAACGAGTAAAAGGAAAATTTGATATCAGTTCCGGCACATTTACAGCTGACAGCGAATAATTTTTTTTTAGGAGGGCATAGAAAATGGCAAAAACAATTAATACAAACATTGATGATGGATTTCTTCTTTTCACATTCACGAACAAGCAGGGTGAAGTGTTCTCTTCATTCAAACTGAATCCTACCGACATCAACATTGCAGCAAGAGCGGAAGAATTGGAAACTTTCTTTGAACAGGCTCAGGAATCTGTTAAAAATGTCTCTTCCGGCAAAGAGATGGCGGAGATTAATAAGCAGATCGAGGACAAAATCAATTATATGCTCGGATACGAAGCATCTAAGGATTTATTCAAAGAACCAATTACCGCAACAACTGTTTTTGGAAATGGTCAGGTGTTTGCCTATATCGTTCTGGACAAAATCAATGAAGCACTTACTCCGGAAATTGAAAAGAGAAAGAAAAAAATGCAGGAAGTGGTCAATAAGTACACGGAGAAGTATACAAAATGACCGCCTATGAGTTACCCACCTCACTAAATATCAGTGGGGTGGATTTTTCTATCAGAACGGATTTTCGAGTAATTATTGATATTCTGGTCGCCATGAATGACCCAGAACTGGATGAACAGGCGAAAGCTGTTGTTATGTTACAGATTTTGTTTGAGGACTGGCAAAGCATACCCCTGGAATATCTTACAGAAGCTTGTCAGAAAGCTTGCGAGTTTATTGATTGTGGTCAATTCGATGATAGCCCGAACAAGTCCAAACCCCGTTTGATGGACTGGGAACAGGATGGAGATATGATCGTTCCGGCTGTGAACAAGGTTGCTGGTAAAGAAATCAGATCAGTACCTTATATGCACTGGTGGACGTTCTTCGGATACTTTATGGAATCTGGCGAGTGCCTGTTCAACACCGTAGTTGGAATCCGGTCAAAAAAAGCAAAGGGCGAAAAGTTCGATAAATGGGAAAAGAAATTCTATCAAGAGAATAAAAACATAATTGACATAAAAACACGTCTCAGCGACGAGGAGCAAGCTTATAAAGATAAGCTGAATGAGATGTTGAACCTCAAATAGTTAGGAGGTGGACACATGGCTGCTGATGGCTCAGTCATTATTGATACTAGGATGGACACATCAGGTGTGCAAAACGGCGTATCAGCAATCAGGCAGTCTTTTAACGGACTTGGCAGCGTAGTAAAAAAAATAGGCGTACTGATTGGCGGAGCATTTGCGATTGGAAAACTGACGCAGTTCGGTAAGGAATGCGTAGAACTCGGCTCTAACCTTGCCGAAGTCCAGAACGTGGTTGATGTTACATTTACAACCATGTCTGATAAGGTCAATGAATTTGCAAAGAATGCCATGACCTCTGCCGGATTATCTGAAACAATGGCGAAACAGTATGTCGGAACGTTCGGAGCAATGTCTAAGTCGTTCGGATTCTCAGAAGCGCAGGCTTACGACATGTCAACGGCTCTGACACAGTTAACTGGCGATGTGGCATCATTTTATAATATCAGTCAGGACTTAGCCTATATTAAACTGAAATCAGTGTTTACAGGTGAAACGGAAACACTCAAGGACCTCGGTGTGGTAATGACCCAGTCGGCGCTTGACCAGTTCGCGCTGACAAATGGCTATGGTAAAACCACATCCGCCATGACTGAACAGGAGAAAGTGGCTCTCCGCTTGGCTTTTGTACAGAAACAGTTGTCTGCCGCATCTGGTGACTTTATCCGTACTTCAGACAGCTGGGCGAACCAGGTAAGAGTAATGCAGTTACAGCTGCAATCTCTCAAGGCGACAGTTGGACAGGGATTAATCAATCTCTTCACTCCTGTTTTGAGAGTTATTAATATTTTGCTGGGCAAACTGGCAACTCTGGCAAATGCTTTCAAGTCATTTACGGAGTTAATCACCGGAAAGAAATCATCTGGCCAGACAGGCACAAGTGGTGCAGGCCTTGCCGGGACAGATGCAATAGCTGATACGGCAGACCAATATGGAGATGCTGCCAACAATGCCGAAAAGCTGGCAGATGCGACAAATGATACAGCAGATGCAACTAAGAAAGCTACTAAGGCGGCAAAAGGATATCTTAGTCCTCTTGACGAAATAAATAATTACTCAACGGATAAAAGCACAGATTCATCGTCAAAAGTACCGGGCGCAACCGGCGGACTTGCAGATCAGATGAAAGATGCTGTACAAAATGTTGATTATGGAAAATTGGCAGAGGGTGAGACAGTTCTTGATAAAATGTCAAAACCGCTAAAAAAGATAATCGACAGATTTAAACAGTTGGCTAAGTTAATCGCAAAAGGATTCTGGGATGGATTAGGAGATTACGAACCAATTCTTGACGGAATAAAAAAGGATCTCGATTCCATATGGAAATCTTTAAAGGATATCTTCACTGATTCAGAAGTTGCTAAAGCAGCAAATAATTTTTTCGATTCATTCGCATATGCAATTGGACAAGTTGCCGGCTCATTTGCCAGAATCGGATTAACAATTGCGCAAAACATTATAGGCGGAATCGAAAAGTTTTTAAAGCAGAACACGCAAAGAATAAAGAACTATCTGATAGATATGTTCAATATCGGCTCTGAAATTGCACAAATAGGCGGAAACCTTGCAGTTGCTTTTGCTGATGTTTTCTCAGTTTTCGGCGAAGAAACTGCGCAGCAGATTACTGCAGATTTAATCGGAATCTTTGCTGAAATCGGAATGGTTCTTACGGAAACGGCTGCAAAACTTGGCAGAGACATCCTTAACATGATTGCGCAGCCTTTTATCGACAACAAGGACATTTTAAAGTCAGCAATCGAGGGTAGTCTCGGAGCAATAGAAACCGTAACAAGCGGCGTCTTAATAGTTGTTCAAAACCTTAGCGACGCAATATCAAGGTTATACGATGAACACGTAAAGCCGTTCTTTGATTCTATAGCAAATGGACTGTCAAGCATATTTGGAACTCTGATAACTGGATATAACACATACGTTCTTCCAGTACTACAAGGACTGGCGGAACAGTTCAAAGGACTATTAGAGGGACCATTAGGGGATGCGATTTTAAAGATAGAAACATTTCTCGGAAAACTCATTGATTCTCTGAAACTTCTGTGGGAGTCGGTGTTAGTTCCTTTAATTAACTGGATAATCGCGAATTTGCTTCCGGTTGTTGCAAAGATAATTGATGTTGTAGGCACCGTAGCGATAAAAGTCATAAAATCATTAATTAAAATAATTGGTGATGTAGCAGATACACTGAGTGGAATTATTGATTTTCTTGTCGGCGTTTTCACGGGAGACTGGGAACTGGCTTGGCAGGGAATAAAAGAGATTGCGGATGGAGCATGGAGTTTTATCAAAGATGTTGTGTCAGGTGCGTGGGAGATAATTAAAACCGTAACAAAAGGCGCGTTGAGTATAATAAAGAGCATCATCAGCACTGCTTGGAATGCGATTAAAGCATTGACTTCAACAATCTGGAACGCAATTAAAAAGACCCTTTCTGGTCTTTGGAACTCTCTTAAATCCACAGCCAGCACAGTATTTAATGCAATTAAAACTAAAGTTGTAGGCGTATGGGACAGCGTAAAGAACAAGACATCAAAAACATGGGAAAACGTAGCTACGTTCGTATCTAATAAAGTAGAAGCGATAAAAAATGCTATCACTAATAAGTTTAATGCCGCCAGAGATGCAGTCAGATCTGCGTTTGAAGGCATTGTGGATTTTATTAAAGCTCCGATCAATCAAGCAATCAGCATTGTTAATAATGCAGTTGGAATGATTAATAATGCAATTGGTGGAATTGAATCTGCATTTTCCTTTGGACCCTGGACTGTTCCAACACCGTTTGGTTCAAAGACTATTGGATTTCATGCAACATTTCCACGTATCGGAACTATCCCATATCTGGCCAGTGGTGCAGTTATTCCACCAAGGTCAGAATTCCTTGCGGTATTAGGTGACCAGAAGAAAGGCAATAACCTGGAAGCGCCGGAAAGTCTGTTACGTCAGATCGTCCGGGAAGAATCAGGAAAGGGACAGGGAGACGGAAATACCTACAATGTTACAGTTAATGCATCTGGCAGAAAACTGTTAGATATTATTATCAGTGAAGCTGAAATGAGAAGAAACCGGAATGGGAAGAACCCATTTGAGTTAGCGTAAGGAGAAGAATATGCCGCAGGAACAATTTAAAATAGACAACGTTGTTATAAGAGCACCGGATAGTTACAAACCGGTGTTCGCAACCACTTCTACGGAAGACTCTAAAAGAAGTCAGGATTTGATTATGCACAATACACCAATGGGAACAATTGGCGGGTATGACATGCAATGGGGCGAGCTTACATGGGCTGAAATAGCAACCATACTAAATACTGTACTTAACAAAAGTCAATTCACATTCCACCATAAAGACCCAACTGTTCCGGGAAGATGGATAGACAGAACATTCTACGCATCAAATTTCAACATGGCTGCGCAAACTCTGAAAGATGGGGAAGAAAAGTGGACAGATTTGTCTATCAATGTAAGGAGGATTGAGCCGATTTGATAAATGTATCTACTCAGTTAAAGAAAGAATCACTTACAAACAGAAATTATTACGTGACAGCAAATGTTACATTGTCAAATGGCACAACTCTTAAGCTAGGCAAAAAAGACTTTTATCTGTCTGGAAATAATCTCGTAGATTCAGCAGACTCCGGGGACTTTCCGGTGGGTGTGGCAATCGCAAAAACGGCAAGCTTATCATTAGTAAACGATGATGGGCGTTTTGACGGATATAATTTTAATGCTGCAAGGTTTGTTATCTTTCTCAATGTGCGGTTATCTGACAGGATAGAAACTATAAAAAGAGGTACTTATATTGTGTCAAAGAAACCTGCAACGGCAAGCGAAATAAGTCTTTCCCTCTTAGACAAAATGCATAACGCTGATAAGACGTATGATTCTAATTTATCTTTTCCTTGTACGGTCAAGGAACTGCTCTCAGAATGCTGTCAGCAATGTGGAATCACTCTTGGAGATGCAATGTTTCCAAATGCGGACTTTCAGATTCAGAAAGCGCCATCTAATGCGACATATCGTACAGTAATCGGAATGTGTGCCGGGATAGTCGGTGGAAATGCAAGAATTGATGAAAATGACTTACTCAGGATTATTACGTTTGATAAGACATTTACCAATACGACTATTTACGATGGTGGAGCAGTAAAGAACTGGACAAACGGTGATGATCTGGATGGTGGCACGCTTAATCCGTGGACGACAGGGACTGTGATTGATGGTGGTACGTTAAGTAATAACGATTATCACGCGTTATTTTCAATTCAGAATCTACAATATGACGTAGACGATGTCATTGTAACAGGCGTCAAATACGTAGAAGATGAGACCGAATATATGTCGGGTCAGGACGGTTATGTAATCACTATTGATAATCAGCTATTGTCAGGAAATGCACAGGCAGGCATTGAAGCCATTGGGAGTCAATTAATCGGTTTGCGAATGCGTCCTTTCTCATGTGACGGAATTGCCAACGGATACGCCACTTTCGGCGATCCAGTCGAATTTATTGACACGAAGAATCGTGTTTTTAGATCATTTGTAACTAATGTAGAATTTGTGTTCGGTGGTTCAACATCATGGGGTTGCAGCGCAAAGAGTGCCGAAGAAGATGTAAGTGAGTTTGTTGGTGGTCAGCAAGCGGCCGTAGAACAGTCAAAAAAAGATATAGAGAAGAAACTATCTGCCTATGACGTAAAGCTCAAACAGATGAATGAACTTGCAGCGAACACGCTGGGTTTTTTCTATACAGAGGAAGTACAAGAAGATGGTTCCGTAATTACGTACCGGCATGATAAGTCTACACTTGCTGATTCTAAAGTAATTTATAAGACAGGTGTCGATGGATTCTTTTTGTCAGTAGATGGGGGTCAGACATGGAAAGCCGGGTTTGACAGTAATGGAGATGCTGTTCTGAATATTCTTTATGCTATTGGCATCCAATCAGAATGGATTAACACAAGAGGTTTTACAGCAAAAGATAATAACGGGAATACGACATTAAAAATAGATGCCGACACAGGTGCTGTCACATTAGAGGTCGAAAACTTTACGCTAAAAAGTAGAACTATTGAACAGATCGCCAAGGATGTTGTGGATGGGGCAGTTCAAAATAATGTGACTATCCCGAACTATTATGGCACGTATGTACCAACATTGCAGAACTATCCGGCATCTGAGTGGAAAAGTGAAGAATATAAAAAACATGACGGCTCGATTTTCATGAACTTTTCTACGAGCCGGGTATATATGTTTTCTGGGACTGATGGCACTTGGCAGGAACTGGACGCTGAAAAAATTGTCAATTTTGAAAGAGTTTTTAACGCTTTAACGGATAACGGTAAGCAAGAGGGAATTTATATGCAGAACGGACATCTGTATATAAATGCTTCCTATATTAAGTCCGGCCAGATTTCAGCTGATTTAATTAGCTTGAAAAACATTAATGTTACAAACAGTTCTGGAACATCAACATTTGCGATTGATAACTACGGAAATGTTACGCTCAGACCTGATACATTTGTATTAACAAATGGTGATACAATATATAGCGTTGCGGAAGACAAAGCTTCGACAGCGCTATCAAGTGCAAACAGCTATACAGATAAAGCGCTCAGTGATCTCGACATAGGAAAAATGTCCAAGCAAGAGATTATTAATGTGCTAAGCGATAACAGCAGCAATAAAGGCCTGTATCTATCAAATGGCAATGTGTACATGAATGCCGATTATATTAACACAGGCGAATTAGCAGGATGGAAAGTTGGAATTAAAAAGCTTTCAGCAAGTGGCACGTATGGAGAAGTAATACTAGATGCTTCAACTGGAGAGATCTATTCAGAGACGAATACAGGAATATATGTACCGGGGTACGGGACATTGTATGGAACGCGTATTAGAGGAATCAATCTTTATACAGGAACCGTACATGCAAGTTCGGTCTCGGTTAATACCAGTGTTTCTGCTGGCAGTGTTTCTGCGGACAGTATTTCGGCATCAAAAAAAGTTAAAGCAGGCACGCACGTAGAAGCCAGTGGTCATTTCTATAGCATCGGAACGGGGACAGACCTTGCGGATTTAAGTGTCCGAGGGACAAAGAAGAGGATTTTTCCAACAAAAAACTATGGTACACAGGCGTTTTATTGCTACGAAATGGCATCCCCCATGTTTGGAGACATCGGAGAAGCATCCATATCAGAAGACGGCACATGTCTGATAGACATAGATGACATATTCCAAGAATCTACTAATGTAAGGATTGAATATTATGTGTTCTTGCAAAAGGAAGGAGATGGAGATTGTTGGGTAGACCAAAAAGAACAGACATATTTCACTGTAAAAGGTACTCCGGGGCTTAAATTTGCATTTGAAGTCAAAGCGCGTCAAGCTGACTATGAACACATGCGTTTTGCTGATGCAAGTGAAACAGCTTACGATAGGGCAATAGACACAGACATGCCAGAGCCAGACTACAGTAAAAGCCTTGAAATATCAGAACCCGATTACGAAAAAGAGCTTCTTAATAACAGAAAAAAAATTATTGACGAAATGGAGGAAATATCATGAAAAAAATTCTTACAAGTTTTATGAATCTCAGCACTGGAGAAGGAAGTCGCATTGCTTACACCTATTCAGAAGTAGACGAAAGCACAGGAAGTATCATCAGTCAGAATAATAAAGGTAATTTCCTTGTAATGGATGACAATGTACAGAAAAATCTTGATTCCGTAAAGGATTACATAAAAAATAATTTCCTTTCATAAGGAGGTAAGTCTAATATGGCCAATACATATACAATACAATTCCGGCGCGGTATGTACGCTGATTTTGATACATCGAAAATTCGTCCTGGAGAGCCCGTTGCGATTCTTGGCAATGACCCTTCTGTTCCATCTGGCAAAGCCTTATACATTGCATTTGCGGCTAATGATGTAAGACGATTGTGTTCCATTGAGGATATTTCAGAGATGGTCAATGCCGGAGAATTTGTTGGCCCGCAGGGTCCAAAAGGCGAAAAAGGAGATAAAGGAGAGAAAGGCGCAGAGGGTCCTGCTGGCCCGCAGGGTCCAAGGGGTGAAAAAGGAGATAAAGGTGATCCGGGAGAAAAGGGTGCGGATGGCACCGTAGCATTTGAATCGCTGACACCCGAGCAGAAAGAATCACTAAGGGGTATCTCTATCACAGCGGTCAGTATCGACACAGATGGAAATTTGACAATAACATTTTCAGATGGTGATAGTGAAAATGTTGGTAATATTATAGGGCCTCAAGGTCCGCAGGGACCACAAGGTGAAAAAGGAGATGTTGGTCCACAAGGTCCACAAGGCCCACAAGGAGAAAAGGGTGAACAAGGAAATAATGGAACATCTCTTAATATCCTTGGTACAAAAGAATCTGAGGCAGACCTCCCTTTAAGCGCAGAGAAGAACGACGCGTATTTAATAAATGGAGAAATGTGGGTTTTTAACGGCACAAATTGGAACAATGCTGGCAGGATTCAAGGGCCTCAAGGTCCGCAGGGACCAGTTGGTCCGCAAGGGCCAAAGGGCGACCCGGGACCGCAGGGCATAAAAGGAGACCCCGGAGAAAAAGGAGAGCAGGGAATACAGGGTCTAAAAGGCGATACTGGGCTGCAAGGTCCACAGGGACCAGTTGGTCCAAAAGGCGAGCAAGGCGATGCTGGCGTGCGAGGAATCACCTTTACTCCTGTTGTAGACAGCAGAGGAAATATAAGTTGGAGTAATGACGGGGGACTTGAAAACCCCCAGACAGTAAATATTACCGGACCGCAAGGCGATACGGGCGCAAAAGGAGATACTGGGCCGCGAGGAGAAAAGGGAGAGGCTGGGGATGCCGGGCCTAAAGGAGACAAGGGCACTACATTCGTCCCAAGTGTGGACACCGATGGAAATATAAGCTGGAGCAACACAGATGGAATCACTAATCCCGAAACAGTCAACATAAAAGGGCCAAAAGGAGACAGGGGAAGTGATGCGACTGTCCCGATTGCTACAACTGAAACTCTTGGCAAGGTTAAGCCCGACGGTAAGACAACATTCATAGACGAAGACGGAACACTCCACGCAAAAGGCGGAGGCGTGACCGTTACCCCTAAACCCGTAAACAACCCAACAATTGAAAATGCAAACACATCTGTCACAATTAAATGGCAAGACCCTGAAAACACGGTAATCAGTGGCTCAACATTTTCTACATGGGCTGGCACAAAACTTGTAATGAAAGAAACGGGCTATCCTGCAAATCCAGATGACGGAACGCTTGTGGTTGATAATACGGTTCGAGATAAATACAAAACCACAGGCTATACAGTCACAGGGTTAACAAGCGACAAACAATATTACTTCGTGCTGTTCCCATACAACACTGATGGCGTATACAACTACGATACAGGAAACAGACTTCTCGGTGAACCAGGGGAATTGAAGATTGTCACATTCGCTGACGGAACGGATGCTGAAATAGCAAGGATGATTAAAGCGCACTACGCAGGTAAAATCAATATTGGCGAATATTGGGCGGTTGGCGACAAGAGAACCATCCATCACAATACTATGGATGCAACAGGCGTGAGTGAGTCACACAAAGCAAATGATTATGCTTATGTGATCATCGGAATTGAACATGACGACTTGGTAACTGCTATCAATGGCAAGGCCAAAGCCGCTATTACAATTCAGACGGAACGCCTGCTGTATTTAGACACTACGACAGAATATAACAATTCTTTAGATGCATCTCATGAATGTGGTTATATGAATAGCTCAGATATGAATAGCGGCGGTTGGGAAGGTTGTGAAAGACGTACATGGTGTAATAATGTGTACAAGAAATGTTTACCTGCTTATGTCCAAAGCATGATGAAACAGGTTAAAAAGCTGACATCTGTGGGAGGTCAGAGTAGTACAATCAAGACTTCAAACGATTATGCGTTCTTACTATCTGAAATCGAAATTTTTGGTAACATTCCATATTCTTTTGGAGGTGAAGGAACACAGTATCAATACTTTAAGAATGCGACCGCAAACAGGTATAAAAGCCCACGAACTAGCAATTCTTATGCGTCTGGGCTTTGGTGGGAGCGTTCGCCTTGCCGCAGTGCCAATGAGTCCTTCTGTGTTGTGAATGCGATAGGGAATACGAACATCGCCGATGCCAGTCAAGCAAGGAGCCTCGCCCCTTGCTTATGTTTCTAAAATCCTAGTAAATTAATGAATTATTTATAGCTGAATGGCTAAGAACAGGAGGTGCATATGGATAAAAAGGAAATTGCAAATATTTATAAAGCAATTAATAGAGTTTCAAACAGACTGAATGAAATGTCTGAAAAACTTGACTTGGTGATGCAAATGCTTAATGCGGAATCTAATCGTAAAATTCTAATTAATGGTGATGGTATTGACGGTCTGGCTGAACTTGTATCAACGCATGATTCGGCACTTGATGAACTGGCTACTTTAGTTGCAGGCATTGGAGGTGGAAACAATGGTTAAATTTTTCGAAGAACGAGTAATCAATGGGCTGAAAAAATGGACAGATGTTCCTGAGCTGTGGAATAAGAAGGTAATTGAAAGACTTCAAAAGGATGGCTATGTACTGAATGAGGACGGGACAGTAACAGAATCAAAACCAGGAATAGTGAAATAAAATACGTGCAAGGGAGAAAATATGGAAATTAAAGGAATTGACGTATTATCTTATCAGAGTAAGCCAGACTGGGCGAAAGTATCGAATTCTGAAATTAAGTTTGCAATATTGAGAATCCATCAAAAATCTGGAACTGATTCCTCTTTTGAGCATAACTACAAAGGATGCAAGTCAAATGGAATCCTTGTCGGCGGATATAAATACAGTTACGCTCTGACACCGGCACAGGCAATTGATGAAGCTGAGAGCGTAATTTCTGTTCTTGGCGGACGCGGAATGGACTTTCCAATCTTCTACGACCTTGAATGGAGTCAGCAGAAAAAACTTGGAAAACAGGCGATTGAGAACATTGCAGTAGCATTTCTGACCAGAATCAAAAAAGCCGGTTATAAGGTCGGTATCTACTGCAATCTTGATTGGTACAATAACGTTCTGTCAGACACCCTGAAAAAGTACGATTGCTGGATTGCTCGTTATCCGGCTAGTGATAATGGCTCTGTACAGGAAAGATTGCGTCCATCTGTTGGTGTAGGCTGGCAGTATTCCAGTAGAGGAAAAGTATCCGGCATTAGTGGTAACGTTGACATGGATGTATTCTATAAGGATTACAAAGAGGAGGTTTCTGCAATGGATAAAGCTATTGAAAAAGTGATTCTCATTGCAAAAAATGAGATTGGATACCTTGAAAAGAAGAGCAATAGTCAGCTCGACAGTAAGACTGCAAACGCCGGTTCGAACAACTATACGAAGTATTGGCGAGACATTAAGCCATCATATCAAGGACAGCCTTGGTGCGCAGCATTCGTGAGTTGGTGTTTTATGGAAGCATTCGGACAGGAAAAAGCAAAGAAACTGTTGAAACACTGGCCCTATGTTTACTGCCCAACACTTGGTAATCTGTTTACAAGGAACGCTAATCCAAAGATTGGCGATATTGTAATCTTTTATCGTAACGGAACTTTTGCTCATACCGGCATCGTAACGGCTGTAATCGGAGACAGGTTCTATACCATCGAGGGAAATACTTCTGGCGCATCTGGAATTATTGCAAATGGCGGCGGTGTCTGCGCAAAGAGTTATCTTAACAGTCAGATGCCCGGAACTAAGTTCTGCACACCGGATTACAGTATTGTATCTGATACATCACAAACAGGAGAGAAATATATGTTTAATCCAGAGACAGTAAAAGCAGGAGACAAAAACACATCTGTACTCCTCCTACAGGAAATTTTAAGAGCCAGAGGTTTTAAAGGTAAAAACGGCAAAGTTTTGAAACTTACATGGGCAGCAGATGCGAACACGATTTACGCTCTAAAAGCTTATCAGGAATCCAGAAAAAAAGTTCTGGAAGTGGACGGAATCTGTGGACCTGCCACATGGAAAGATTTGATTGCCATATAA